CAAACACCATGTTGGCTGGATCAATTGCCAACGCAAAACTAACCAACAGTTCAGTCACAGTGAATGGTACTGCAATAGCATTAGGTGCTTCAGGTACAGTCACAGCAGCCGCAGGTACACTAACAGGAAACACTCTGGCATCAGGAGTAACAGCAAGTAGTCTAACATCGGTTGGTACATTGACCAACCTATCAGTCACAAACACTATTACTGGATCAATAAGCGGCAATGCTGGCACAGCAACTTCAGCCGCTACGCTAACAACAGCACGAAACATAAATGGTGTTAGCTTTAATGGCAGTGCTGACATCACGGTCACAGCGGCTGCTGGTACACTGACTGGAAATACTCTAGCATCGGGAGTAACAGCAAGTAGTCTAACATCGGTTGGTACATTGACCAACTTGTCAGTGACTAATACTATCACTGGATCAGTAAGTGGTAACGCTGGCACAGTGACTAATGGTGTTGTGACCACAGGATCTTATGCCAACCCAGCGTGGATAACAAGTCTAGCAGGCAGTAAGGTCACTAATGCTGTGCTGACTACAGATACAGGCACAGTCACAAACACCATGCTGGCTGGATCAATTGCCAACAACAAGCTAGCCAATTCAACTATTAGCGGAATAGCACTAGGATCAAATTTAGCCGCACTAACCATTGACGGATATTTGATCGGCACCAGCTATAACGGCTCGACTGGAGTAACAATATCTGTTGATGCTACTACTGCTGGCACAGCTAACAAAGTTGTTGCCCGCGATGCTAATGCTATTGTAGCAGGATCAAACTTCCAGGGTACAGTTCGCGATGCTGGAGCAGTAGGTGGTGGAACATTGACACTAAATTTCAACAGTGATTGTATAGTCAAATGTACTACTGCTAGTTCCTTTACTATAGCGTACTCGAACATTACAGCAGGTAGAAGTATTACGGTACTTATTACAAATACTTCAGCAGGTGGCGGCGCTGAAACTGCTACGTTAGGAGTAGACGAAGGTAACTGTACCACAGGCACAGATGCAGGCGGTGTAGCAACCTGTACTCTGGCAAATAATTCTTTAACAGTTCTCAACATTTACAGTATAGGAACAACCACTGCTGATGTTTATGTTAGTGCTAATCCTGGTACAACTTAATGTATAGAAAGTATATCAACATCGTAGAAGCAGCCAACAAAGGCTGTCCTATTGCCACCTACGACATAGATGTTAATCTAAAGAATCGACAGAAAGCCATAGATGACTATCACTACGGTCCTGCTAATCCAGAAGAACCAGAGTTGTATTGGAAAGACGCGGCCAAGCGTTGGAACATCACAGAGAAAACTGCCAAGACCATGCTGTGTGGTAACTGTGCGGCATTTGATGTTAGTGATAAGATGTGGAAGTGTATTGAGGATGGCATTAAGGGCGATGAGAAAGACGCAGATGCTATGGCCACAATACACAAGTCAGACTTAGGCTACTGTAACTTTTTACATTTTAAATGTGCAGGTACAAGATCGTGTACGGCGTGGGTTACTGGCGGAGCAATAGATGACAAGGACAGAACACAATGAGAATAACTGATATTGTAGAAGGCAAATTCCGCAGCAAAGATATAGAAGACTTTGTGCCCGACAATGATGCTCTTAACGATGTTAAATCAAAATTTCTACCTGATTGGGAAATGTTAGATCATCGTACACTACAGGCCAAGTATGTGGCCAAAGATCATAGACATGCTCTAGAGTTTGTGAGCTTTATTAATCGCTTGTGCGAAAAGATGGATCACTTTGCCGAAGTCACACAAGACGTAGCAGAAGTCACTGTTAAAACATCAACCTTCGATGTCAAAGGCCTAACTATATTAGATTTTAAACTAGCAGTGTTTGTAGATCACTATGCGGAAAAGAACGATATAGAACAAGTTCGAATGAAAGGTAACTTTGGCATGCATGAAGCAGCCAAAAAAGGCCTGTACTATTATGTGAACAAACGCAAGAAAGCAGGCACTAGTAGAAAGAAAGGTGCTCCTGGATCTCCCACAGCACAAGCATGGAAAGACGCAGCCAAGACTGCTAAAAAAGAAGATGTAGCGGAAGGTGTACCACAGCCAGGTGCAAGTTCTGGCGCTCCTAAACAGTTTGGACCAGATGCAAAGATACAAACCAAACAGATGACTGTGAAAGAAATCATAGCATCTATACCTGGACTGCCCTATTATAACAATGTTGTTGACGATTATGACGCCAAAGACTACAGTTGGGGTGTTACTCAAAAGGTAATGGAATACGCTACATATCTAAAACAACATCCAGAAAGTCTAGCAAATTTGCCACCTATACTGGTACTGAATGGTAAGTTTGAAGATGGCGCACACAGGGTATCTGCTATATGGCTGCTACAACAAAGAATGGATCCTAAGAATCCATTGTGGGCCAATGCCAAGTTAAATGTTCAATTTGTTAAGCAAGGTGTAGCGGAAGGTTACGGTCGCTATTACTGTTCTACAGATAAAAAATGGAAGACTCGTAAAGGACCAAAGCAGACAAGAAAATAAGGAGCGACAGATGACAACAACAGAACAGAATGAATTTAAGTGTAATCACTGCGGACACCCCGCACATTGCGGACACGGTTGCGTAGACGACACCTGCGACCACTGCCCAGAGTGTGCCTGTGTACACTGTCAAGCAGAACCTAGAGACGAGTAATGTTTCAAAGACATCAAGTAAGACTGATGTCAAATCCCACTTGCTATAACAGCATCACTGATCTAGGACAACAAGACTTTCGTTATTATGACAAGGATGGATTTGAATTAAATCAAGCAGAGCAGAAGTTCTACGCTGCTATGAATTTTCCTATCAATTATCATTGTCTTAATCATACCTGTTGGCAAGAACCTTGGTTTACCCTAGAAGATTCAGTGAAAGGTCTAATACTTGATCACAGTCTATTCCTGTGTCGATGTAACTACGACAAAGAAGCAGAACAACAACTACAACAACTCAAATCTACAATACCTACAGCAGATCTGCTGTTAAGAACTCGTAGAAAATGGGGATTTGATTTTGCTTTAGATGCTGTTACCAACGACGGTACTGTCTACGAAGTCCTACATGTTGAGTATGACAACTATGACTACGAGCATTTTAAAAATAGATTCTTAAATTTTGAATGGATTGTAAGACACACAGATTGGCACGATGCTGCTCGTAGGATATGGGATCAGCGAGACCAATGGCAATATCACGCAGGCTTTGATCAAAACAATTGGAAAGCAGAATACTTACTAGGTTGGTCCAAAGCAGAATACACAGAGAAGACAGTTTAAATAAATACTCTTATAACAAATTTAGGGTTACAATGAAAAAACTACTACTATTATTACTAGCTGTGCCCATGCTAGCATTGGCTCAAAAACAGCCACAGGGCGTTACCTATGACGCACAAATCCTAAGAGTGAGTGATGGCGACACAGTTGTGATCGCCGCCCCCTTTCTACCACAGCCGCTTAAACCTGAGCTTGCCGTCCGAATCTACGGTGTTGACACCCCCGAAAAAGGTTTCCGTGGACAGTGTGACAGTGAAAAAGCCCGAGGAGAAGCTGCCAGCGTTTTCACTAAAAATCTCGTCGCAGCCAGTCAACAGCGACAAGTCATACTATACGGGTGGGATAAATTCGGTGGTCGTGTATTGGGCGACATCATTCTAAACGGAAAGAGTCTACGTGCTGAATTAATTCGCAACGGCTTCGCCCGCGAGTACTATGGCGATGCTAAACAATCTTGGTGTAATTAAAATGAAAATCGAAAGCTACCAATTATTTGCTCAACTGCTAGAAGGCCACATTAATGAAGCTAGTACCAGTTTGAGCCTTATCTCAGGAAATCCTGGAGGTAAAGAAGTTATCCAGAAACTACACAAAGACATGTCACTAGCACATGACATCGGCTACAAACCGGTAGACAAAATTTCATGGAGTGAACTGAAAGATGCCTATAGAGGTGCGTGGGTAATAATCCAAGGTGCTAATGGAACCGGAGCAATTAAGGCATCTGGCGGAACATACACTGCTGTGGCCAGCAAAGGTGGTGAAACTAGAGAAGTCAGTGATGGCCGCGGCGGCAATGTTATAGACTTTCTTAAAGGTGAGATTGGCAAGCTACAAAAGTTTTACGTTGGTAAAAATACTTCTGCTGTAAAAGACAAACAATCAAAACGCACTGATGCTAAAAAAGGCACATCAAATGAAGTAACGCAAGACACATTGGTTAAAAAATTTAAACCGTTATGGGCCCGTGCTATCACAGCGAGTATAGCAGATGTCAAGGGGCATATAGCTAATATGATTAAGAATGATGCTTTTGAAAAAGCCAAAAAGAAACTTAATTATATTGAAACTCTACAAAATGGTCTTGAAGCTCTAGAAGCTGGCAATCAAGATACTCCCGGATTTATTAATTCAGCTATCAATTCGGCAGTGCTAATGGCTGCTAGTCATCATTACCCGGAACAGACAGGTAACATTGAACGATCACGCTGGGGCGGTGGAAGTCTAAACGCACAGTTCAACGAAGGTCCACAACAACTTTTAAAAGACATCGCAGGTGGCGATCAAAAGAAACTAGGAACAGTTCTTTCTTTCTTTAAGAGGAGCTTGATATCAGGATGAAATTAGATCAAATTATTCAAGAAGCTAATGTCGCAGCTAAGATCAAAGACCCAAAAACAATTAAGATGCTGGGCATTGCCTTGCGTCACGATAGCACATTACCAAGAAACAAAGTTGCTGCTCTAGGCCCGAAACCCACAGACGAACAGATTTTAAATTTATGGAGTGAGTTGTTAGACGCTTCATTGCGTACCACAGACTACGGTGATATCTCAGCAGACGGTAAGTTTGATGATTGGCTAACTCGTATGTACATGAATGGTATTGCTGACTACGAGGATATCAACGGTGAAGGCGGCGACGCCCTTGGTGCTTGGAAGGCCCTGAGTGTACGTGGTAAGCTAGCAGACAAACATCAAGACTTTAACAAGTTTAAAAATCTACGTCAGATACAGGCTATTATTCAAGATAGAGCTTATCGTGATGAACTTAATAGAATCAAAGACGCTGAAGTTATTGAAAAACACAAACGTGAAAAGAAAGAAACTACGCTGATTGACAACGAACGTTTCCTAGTAACTATTCCCTACAACTACGGTGCCTGTTACAACTTCAATAACTCACATGGTTTCAATGCTAGTTTCTGTACCGGGTCCAGCAGTGGTGCTAGTTGGTTTGGTCGTTATGCTGATGAAGGTCCGATTATCTCAGTGTTTGATAAACAGAACCCAGACGATGTTAACGGCAAATGGCAGATACACGCCCCCACTAATCAAATCAATAATGGCAATCAATCTGTTCGCAAAGACGAGCGTTTTGCTGAATTGTTCCCAGGGCTAATGAAACAAATTGCTATTGCTATTCAAAGCAAAGGCGAAGAAATCAAAACAAATTCAGTTGACCTAGTTAGTGGTGGTTATGATATCAGCAAAGCAGTAACTGATTTGAAAAACAAGTTTCCTATGAGCTTCAACTCCAGCGAAGAAAAAGCTGAACCCGATGATGATAGCGGTGCTGGCACATACCTAGTGACTCATAATCCTTCCGGAAGAACTGCTCGAATAGATGCTGACAGTAGAGAGGATGTGCTTGATAAGCTTCGTGAGCGTCATCCTAATATCAATACCGATGACTTTACGATAGAAAAACAAGCAGCACAGGATTAAATTATGTTTCCTGGTATCAAGGAAATTGAATTATCCAAAACATTTGTTTGGTATCCTGCTGGTAGAGAACAAGAGTATAGTGATCGGATGGGTCCTATATATGCTAAATTACTGTGCGATTACGAAAACACCAGTAACCCTACAGTGTTTGATCAAAACAAAATACTAATTGCTAATTTGTGGGAACAGGTAAAGGACAAGACTACCAAACACGAACTATTATATCGTGTAGAAAAAATCTTAATGCTCTACGAACACTGGACTAGAACCAATAAATGGTTATCCCCAATGGTAGCTGTTGTTCACGGCGATCGACACAGAATACATCCAGGCAAAGACAGATGGTTTATCATGAATCATTTAAACGTACCTAGATATCAGTTTCTAGTAATAGATCAAGTAAACTATCAAACGCTAAATCTTATATCTGGATTTTGGGACAATAAACTTAAATTGTCTATAAGAGGTAAAGAAGTGCCTGCCATATTTCACGACTACGATAAAACAGACTTATATAAATTTGCTAGACTAACTAGCTGGCTAGATTCTCAAATGTCGTTTAAAGATTTTGCTTCATCTACAAATAGACAACGATCAATGAATCTAATTGTCAATAAGAAAGGACCCTAAGGTCCTTTCTGTTTCTTCTATTATAATCTGCTACGCAGCAATATTATTTCTTTGTAGCACCGCTGTTAACAAATGCGTACATTTTCTCAGCAGTTTCAAGAACTTTATCTAGTCCTGGGTGCTCAGGCATGCCAACTGTGGTAACGATCTGATTGGTTTTTTCATCACGTTTAGCAGTCATTTCCCAGCCAGAGAACTTGACATGAAAGTCATCGCTAATAAGATCTTTAGCCATTGCTAGAATGTCAGTGCGGATTTCGTAGCCGTTCTTGTTAAATTTAACTTCTGGAACTTTTGGAGTAAATTCTGACATTATTTTGCTCCTTTGTAAACTGTGTCTTTAGCATTAGCAACTAGAGTTTGTGCCAGTGTTAGAGTTGTATCAACCCAGCCCTGATAAAACTTGGTCTGTGCTTCGATCAGTGTTACCAACTTTGATTGGATTTCTTTATCGGTAACGAATGTGTTAACGATTGTCTTCTTGCCAGTTTGAATGGCGTCGATAGTTTGATTAAACATATTAATTCTCCTGTGTGTATGTTTTCTTAGACAACAACCCTGCTGTCTAAGTATTATTATATATGCCTTTCCGTAGAAAAGCAACAAACATTCTGATAGATTTAGCCGAAGTTATTTTCTAGCGATTTCTTGAGCTTCACGCCATTTGCCGCTACGAGCTAAGTGAGCAGCATAATTAGCTTCGCCAAATGCTACTAGCACTGACCAGATTGTGTTTAAAAAGTTTTTCATAGATAATTCTCCTTTTGAGAGTAGTTGTATTGTTGGATGTAATTTTCCAACTGTGCGGCATCGGTAATGCCTTTGGTGCTTAGATACTGATCTAAGCGAGTTTGATAAGAGCTATCAGGAAACATTTCTGACAGACGCTCTAGCATGGCCAGCATCTTATTTGATAGGTATTTCATTTTATAATCCTCTGTAAGTGTGTGTAGTAACTCATGGTTTCTACTGAGTATTTAGTTCTAGGAGATTACAATTTCATTAAAAAGAGTGTAAAATAGTATTTTTAATCTAGATGATTGATCGGTTAAATATAAGACAGGAACAATAATATATGAAAATAAGCACACGATCTATCCTACAAGAACTTAACCAAGTTGCTTCGGTAAGGAACACAGATGCTGTTATAGAAAGCAGAGCTACAAATATTATTAATTCTGCTATTAACCTAATAGAATCTATGAAAAAGCAGTATGACCCAGAAGTTGCTGATGAATTAGAGCGTCGATTGCTTAATGCTATTAAGGGACAAGATCCGTCCAAATTTACTCGTGGGATTCGTAAGGTCACTGAAGCCCGCAAACAAAAACGAAAAATAGAAGAATCTAAAAATGACTGATTTATTTGAAGGCGGTAATGTTTTTAAAGACGATGCCGGTACAATATTAACCAAACGCATTAATAGAGCAGATGTATTGCCTACTATTAAATGGTTAGAAACTGTTACCGGTTTAGAGCTTACTGATCACCTACTCGGTACTACCGGTAAGAAAGAAACCAGTGGCGACCTAGACATTGCCATTGATGCCAATGAAGTAAACAAAGATGAATTTGCTGCCAAGTTGGGCGAGTACATTAGTAAACAGGGCAGCGATCCTAAGCAGTGGATCAAGAAGAGCGGAGTTTCAGTACATTTTAAAACCCCCATCAAAGGTGATGAAGCCAACGGCTATGTCCAATCAGATTTTATGTTTGGAGAGCGTGAGTGGATGAAATGGTCAATGACTGGCGGGCGTGAAGGATCACAGCTTAAAGGTGCTCACCGTCACGTTATCCTAGCCAGTATTGCTAAGACCAAAGGCATGAAGTGGAGTTTTCAAAATGGATTGATGAATCGTGACACCAACGAAGTAATCACTAAAGATCCTAATGAGATTGCTAAGAAACTCTTAGGGCAAACAGCTACACCTAAAAATCTTCAAGACCCCGAAGCAATCATCGATTATATTATCAAATTACCCAACTACGAAGAACTGGTAGCAGATGCTAGAACAACTCTTGCCAGAGACGGTGTTGAATTGCCTGTAGCTGGACAAGTTGAAAGTTACACTCCTGGCACAGGTGCTTGGTTCCGTAAGATGATTGAGATTGTAAAATGAGAGCGTTTGAATTCCTAAATGAGGGATGGAGTAAAAAATACAAAAGTTCCATCAACTGTTCTAATCCTAAAGGATTTAGTCAACGGGCTCATTGCCAAGGAAAAAATAAAAAAGAATCTCTAGGTGAGGGTGGATGGGACACAACCTTAACACAAGGCACTGTGCTAAAGCCTGCTGCTGTGGCTCGAGCATTAGCAGTTGTTGACAAGTTCGTTATTGACTTTAACAAGTATCTAAAATCCAAAGGGATAGAGCCAGTACAACGTGGCAAGCCTACTGGCAGCAGTGCTTACCATGAGCGAGATCAAGAAGAAGATCCAGACAAGGTCTACGGCGACGTTGACCTACAAATGATTGCTCCGCCTGTAGAAGGCAAAAGCTACGGACAATTCTCAGCATACTGGAACACACTAGCAGATGAATTTGTCAAGACAGGTGCTGCTCCCTACGTAGACAATACTGAAAGCAAGCCTGGTCATCCTATTGTAAACATAGGCGACAGTGACTATGTACAAATTGATTTTATGTGGCATGAGCCAAAGATGGCTGATTGGGGTGCTACTCGTGTAACACCTGAGCGTGGAGTTAAGGGACTGTTATCCGGCAACATGTATTCAGTTACTGGTGAGATAATGGATCTAAGTATTCAACATGCTGGTGTACAATTAAAAGTCATTGACAATCAACGTGTGTCCTTTAGCAAACAAAAAGACACAACAACAGTGACAGTTACTACCAATCCTAAGACTTGGATCTATGATATCTTTAAATATCAAGCAGAACAGATGGGAGTAAATAATCCCGTAGTTGATCCGTTGTTAAAGGCCAACCCAGGTACTGACATTGCTGATGTTAAGATCAGTGTAATGGCCAACGGTATCAAGGGATTGGCCAAGAGCTTTGAAGCTAACAAGATGTTAGGGCAAGGTGACCTTGCTAAGTTTTCGTCAGCTGACGAGTTCCTAACACAGTGGATGAATCGTTACGAAGAAAAAGCAATGATTGATGTCAATGCTAAGAAGCGTGACAAAGCAGAAACACCAGCAGCCAAGGCTCGTGCTGAAAGCGATAGAAAGAAAGTCTTACAGGGTCTTGAGATGGTTAAAGGATTATTTTAATGAGAGCGTTTGAATTTTTAACAGAGTCTAAAGTTGGTCGTGAACTTCAACACGCAGAAGATCTCATTGTGGTTGATGGATCAAAGGGAGCTCTTGAAGCCCTAGACGAACTAGCTGCCATGGCCAAGAACGTTGACGATGTCACGGTTAAATGGGACGGCTCTCCAGCTGTGTACTTTGGTCGCAATGAAGCTGGTGCGTTTGTGCTCACAGACATTGCAGGCTTTGGTGCCAAAGGTTATCAAGGTAAAGTTACCAGTGCTGACGATTTAGAAAACATGTTACTAAGCCGCGGCAAAGAAGTTAACGATTCTCGTAGACAGTTTGCTGGTGCTATGAAAGGTCTTTGGGATCAATTCTCACAAATGATTGAGCCTAACTTCCGCGGCTATATCAAAGGCGATCTATTATATTACACACAGCCTCCCAAAGATCCTAGCGGAGACTATGTGTTTACACCAAACACAGTAACATATCATATTCCTGTCGATTCAACTATCGGTAAAAGAATAGCTCAAAGTACTGCTGGTGTAGCAGTACATCAATACATTGACCTAAACGGCAATTCAACAGCAGTCAAGCTGCCGATGCGTGGCATTAAATCTCAAGGTCCAGTAATGATACAAGGTCCTGTAACTGTAAACGTATTGCCCAGCATAGACGAAAACAAACTTAAATCTATCAGACAATATGTAACTAGTCGTGCTGCAGAAATTGACAAGTTGTTGGACGACAATCAATTGGCCGCAGACAAGATGGGCGACTTTAAAAATGTGCTTTACCGTTTTGTTAACGAACAAACAGACACAGGCAGTTTTACTGGCTTGAACAAACGTTTTCAAAGTTGGTTAAGTTCCGACCCTAAAGTCAGTGCTCCAAAGAAAGCAAAGATAGACGGTTACATCAAAGCACACGCTGGTGCGTTTGAAGCACTGTTCACAGTCATCGAACAGATCATGGCTATCAAAGACGATGTTATTGATCAACTAGATCAACAGGCAGAAGTTAGATCTAGCATTGCTGGCAAGCGTGGCGGCGAGGGCTATGTTAAAGGATCTAGCAAGATCAAACTAGTGCCTAGACTACACTTTACAGCAGCAAATCGAGCCAAAACTCGCTGATATCACACGTTTTCTCCAAACCAATATAAATACTATGCCGATCCCGGAGCGGGATCACGATTTAGAGACAAGGAGAAAAAATCATGGCAGACTTAACAGCAACCACAGTAGCAGCAAATTTTAATAAATTTGCAATTTCACAATCTGACGCAGGTTCAGAGATCGTAATTAGCGGCAGCAAATCAAACATGACCAACGCTGACCTATTAGCAGTTATTCGTCAACTATCAGTAGCTGGCGGTGACGGTACAGGTACCGACATTGGTGGTCCAGACGCTTTCACAGTAGCAGCATTTGGTACAGCAGACGGCACAGCTTTTGAAAGCGGTGTAACAGACGTTGTTTACTTCCGTATTCAAGGCAGTGGCGGTACACCAAATCTAAGTACAGTTTCTGGCGTAACATTAGCATCAGTAGCAGTATTCAAACCAGCACTATAATTTCCTAGGGATGGGAAGTAGGCCTACAGGTTATGCTGGGGCCTTTTTTAAAATATAACATTTCAAGGAGATTAAAATGGCAAATTTATATTCAAGCATTGGACAGAATGCACAAAAAGCTACACACGATACATTCAACTACGGCACACCAAGAGTATACCCTTTAGTTATTAATCGTAACGATGAGGGCAACTGGACCGGTTTTGCTGACAGCGGCAGCGACTTTTTTAAAGTTCTAAACTATCTACAAGGTCGTGGCGTTGAGATTTACGGTGTAGGCGAAGTTGACGGCACTTACTTTACCATTCTAACCAACTGGGGCAATGTGCCCAAAGACAGCGGCAATGATCTAGAACCTAATAATAGCGATGATATCGATCTATTACAGAACGAAATCAGCACTCAGTTAAACATTGGTGTTAATGTTTATTACGGTAAGATTAAGGGTGATGACATCAGTTACAACTGCTAATAGTTAGACAGTTTTAAACAAGCCCAGTTTAATCGCTGGGCTTTTTTTACCTCTGTAAATACTAATATGAGATATAGAACCAATCAAGAACGTGGATTTGTAGGCTGTAGTAGACTAGGCGAAGACAACTACACTAGTCGCCGTAGTTTTGACTTTGAAGAGTATCAATCGGGTGTTTACGTAAATTGGGGTCCTGTAATGACCATCAATGACGATACTACTAAGTCCGGGTTCATAACAGCCCATCACGAACACAAAAATCTAGACATACTAAGCTACGTAGTTAAAGGCAAAGTCAAACATCACGACAATCTAGGCAATGATGTCACAGCACTAGCAGGCCAAGTACAACACATGAGCTGTGGTACAGGTATATGGCACACTGAATCTAATCCTGGACCTGAAGACAATCGTTACCTACAGATATGGATAGCATCAAATCAATGGCTCATGGGATGGAAACCTAAGTATACGCTAGTAGATAGATCTCTAGAATTTAGTATACTGCCAGTAAAGTTAAAGAATACTCGACTGGAAATACGGGCAGGTATATTAACAGGATCATACGCACCCACTGGAGTCAGCTACCTCTTACAGTTAGAAGGAACTAGTTGCTGTGCTGGCTATATTTTGAATGAAGGCGACAGTTTGGAAATCACCGGACCTTGTAGTATTGACAGCCAAGGTGGCCATTGTTTGTTGTTTACTATGATATGATCAGTCAAAGCCAATTATCAATACCAGACGGTCTAATCGAAGAAATATTAATATTACGCCAGCAGAATAAAGGTGTTCGTAATAGTAATCGGGGCGGCTGGCACAGTAAGGCTTATGATCGTCCGCTAGATCATTGGCAAAGTTGGACAGATTCAGTATCCAACTTCGTGGGCAAACCTATACATAATTTTTGGTTTAATGTTAACGGACCCGGACACCGTAACGAATGGCACAATCACGGACAACGTATTCGTGCTGTGGCTGTGTGGTACTTACAGACTCCTAAAAACTCAGGCAATTTTGAATACAAACTAGACAGCAACATTGAGTCTTTAGAACCCAGCCCTAGTTTATTAATAACGCACCGAGGCGGAGTAGACCACCGTGTTACGGAAAACCTTAGTACAGAGCTCAGGATATCTGTAGCGTTTAATTTTCTTTAATAAATTATCTGTGTAAATACTAGCAGATTATGAACCGATACAAAATTACCACACTAGTAGACATCACTCGCAGCAGGCCATCTAGATACGATCCTGACGAGATTAAACAAGGCCAACAGAGTAACTTTAATACACTCCTACAGGCAATTGGACTAAGAGCCAACATTGCTTCTGACACAGATCCAAAACAGGATACCGGACGACTACCAGAGCCATTTAACGGCAAGGGCACATATTGGGTCTATGAGTTTGAACCTGAACGTGCTGACAGTTTTTTAGACGGTGATAATCCTGTAGGGCATTTAATCAAAGACCTAAATGGCGTTCCTATCATAGATCGATTAAATAATAGCATAGACTTTGATCTTCCGGTATTTAGAACTTTGGGTAATCAAATCAATACTTTAGTTCAGAAATTGGACTAGATGGATAAATAAAACTATAAGGCAAATACATTAGGCAGTTACTAACTTAGGCACATGGCTCGGAGCGAGCACTTGACTTAACATACAAGGAAACAGCCATAATGGCCACTAAAGAAGCTGTAGCACAACTAGCGGCAT